ACTAATCTCTTTGTAAAACTTGGATCTCTTCATGGATGATTCTCTGCATTGAGGAAATGGCATACATTTCTCTGTTCGATAATCAACTAAACCTTGAGATTGACTCAACATTTCAAGAATGTCTTCCTTCGAAATAATAGTTGCATAAGACATATTATTATTTCCTGCAATATGCATTCCGATCATCTTACCTGCAAAAGCTCCTGCTGTTCCAACAAGAGGACTCCCACAATAACCTGCTGCATTAGTGCATGAATAATATAAATACCTCGGTAATTTCAACCAATAATCATCATCTCCCATTGTTTCTGTGGTAGTACCTGGTTTCAAATAATTGAATTCCTGAACTTTATATTCTGCGCTACACATAGAGGCTACCATCATTACGAAATGTTTATTAATGGTGCTTGGAACTAACAATTGAGGTTGACAACTTACAACGTCAGCCAAATCTTTTTCAGATACAAAATTGTTCATGAAAGTAGGAAATGAAAATGGTAATCGTGTTAATTCAATTAAACATTTATCATCTTTAAATCCAATCTCAATAAACTCCTCTGGTTTAATCAAAATTCTTGGTTGAGATAAAGTTTGAATTTCAAATCCTCTTTCCAGAAAAGGCATCATATGATGAGGAATTGCTACTATTTTATCTTTAACAGCAATAGCTTTACACATAGCTCTCTCTTTTCCTGGTTGATACATTAAAATCGCTCCTTTAGTTATATATTTCTTACGGAATTCTTGATTTTGTTGCTTTGATACATACTGCAACATGATGTCAGGTTCTTCTTCCATAGGTGGATACTCAAAGAAATCGTCATACTCTACTTCAGTTAAATCTTTTTGAACATCCATAGTTTCTTTAAATGTTGTATGAATACCTCCTACAAGTAATTCAGCATCACCTTGACTTCTAGCATGCCATTTAGTTGGTTTCTTAACAACAATCTTGCTTGGTCTGTACGCCGCTGATTTCACTTTCTTTGATTTCTCATATATTTCATTCTGCGCCAGGGGAATATCAAATTCTTCACAAAAAGCTACGAATTCTGTAGTATCTTCCTCTTCTTCAGTCTGTCGAGTAAAATATTTATGTAATGCTACTAATAACATCATTATAGCCGCTACAAGAGCTGCTATTTTAATTAATGTCTTAGTATCTATATGATATCTCTCATTAAATTCAGAGATTTCTTTAGCTGCATAGTTAATGAAGTCTTTTAAAGATGATTGCATTGAAAATGGTTCAATTTGTTCAACTTGCTTAAGGTTTCCGATAAATTCTTCCATATCTAACTTGTCTTGAGTAGCTGCACATTCAGCTTCTTTACTCAAATATGAAGATTCTAATCTCTTATATTCATCATCTAATAGAGTCAAAAATGTTCGTGAATCCATAACGTCTCCTTCAATCAATCTTCGACCTCCTGATGAGAAGTAAGCTGGAAATTTACCTTTCTTAACTTTAAAAACACAGTAGTCCATAATCGCCACACTACGTTCGAATTCATCACAATCCATAGCCTCAGCTTGTCTAACATGTTTAATTAATCGTTTCTTGTTAACTCTTAATTTTCTTGTCTTTGAAGCTTCTTGCAAAGCATGTGTTGGATTATAATAATATTCAGGTTTAGTTGGAAATATTGGCCTACCATTTTCATAAAAAGCGTTCTTGGCGGATCTTTGTGCATCATGGACATCTTCTAAAAATACAAATTCTGATTTTGGAATAACTTCCACTTGAATCATACGATTTAAAATAGCTGCTGGTGTTGCGAAGGAAGTTGTGTCAACTTCCGCATTATTGCTAACAAGAACAATCTCTGATGTAAATTTCATTCCCTTGTCAGCAATTGCTGCTTGATCTAAAGTCACATTACATGTGTTGATCAAATCCATAAATTTAGCATAGGGATGTAAGGCCGGATCAGTTGCTATTTCAGCCATTTTCAATGGGGCCGCGTCATCAAAAACTGTAACCCATGATGATTCTGGTGAGTAACCAGTCCAATATTGTGATGATTTACATGGAAAATAAACATTATTATAATAAGAGAAATTCTTATGTCTTAATAATGCTTTACTGATAGCAGGACAATGATTTGTAGTCTTTCCTGTATCAGAGATTCCTGTTAACACAACACAAATGGGTTCTTGCCTAATTTCTGTATAAGCTGGTGCTATAGATTTAAAACGCTGATCCAAGTTTCTAGCAATATCTTTATAAGCTACAAACTGTTTAGGCATATCCTTCTCTGCTGTAGTATTGGATAATTCTTTTCTAATTTTCCAATACCTATTAATCTCATCATTCACGGCTGCATAAGCTTTAGCATATCCTGCTATCTTATTGTCGCTCAATGAATTCAAAGTTGCTAAATTTTCAAAATTTGCATACCACTCCGGGTATAAATATTGAAAATCATATTGAGTTGGATCACGTCCTAAATAATTCTTAATTATAAACTTGCGGACTGCTCCTTTTAAATAAGTGAATCTAGTAGCAAATTTGGTTGCCATGACATCTACATCGTTCAATTTCTTTAAACTAGAAAATTTGATTCCTAAAAAGGAGAATGCTGAATCTAGCAAGTCAGCCTCATATCCAGCTTGTGCAAATGGTGATTTTAATAAAGTCAAAATTTTACCATCCATAGATAATGAAAAATATGATGTCATGTTTCCAATAATACACATTACTTTAGTTGGAGTCATTTTCATATCATGAATCAATCCATACATTGTGGTTAAATAAATAGTATGATTCAAGCCATGAGTTGATAGTTGTGAAAACCATTGCTGGACCTTCTGTCTTCTGACAGCCCAGAAACGAATTTCATCTAATAGAATAAATATTGATGTGCATTTCTCTCCTACAAAAGCTAATTTTCGTTGGTATCCCATTTCATCTGAACAAATTAAATAATAAATTTGACATAAAACAATGCATAGTGGAGTAGGTAACAAAAATTTAACTTTATACTGACCTGGTAATAACATAGCTATTATAGGGTGTAAGAAAAATAATGTAGGATCAATCGCGTTTAACATAAAATAAAAACTAGTTTCAATAACGAATCCTATGAAGACATTTCTCGGTGATTGAACTTCTGGACTCGAGTTATCTGATATAAATAAATCAATTAATGATCTGAAAGATGCTATACGGGCTCTTTCATAATTATTGCTGATTTCATAACGAGTAGTAAAATATTTTACGCTCAGGATTAAAATGGTTAAAGCTGAAAGGAATACTAAAGTAGATTGCCAGTTTGTATACATAGATACAACCTGAGTACTGATAGATGAAACCCATGAGGTTCCAACATCACCCAATTGAATTAGACCGTGACTAGTCGTTTCAGTACTTTCTACTGTAGGAATAAAAATTAAAATAATCATATAAGCGATATAAGTTAGACTTCTCATCGCAAAATCAAAACATCTCATGCTCCTTTCACGTCTTCTGATTCTCATTCCTCTAACTGAGCCATCTGATGAATCTAAATCATAATCATTAGAAATCATAGAATAATCGCCGAAATTTGATTCGGATTCTCCGACTTCTGCATATAAAGGAACTTCTTCTTCGTAATCTTCTAATAAAAGATTAGCATACGTAAGGTGATTGTCAACAATACCTTGCGCTTCGGGGTAGCTAGGTGGTTCATAATTTGAGTCATTGATACGTGGTGGCGGAGTAGATCCATCAAAGACATAATTGTATTCCCAATTACACATTTGTGGATCTTCCTCAGGATTTGCTGCTCTTAAAGTAGGGAAAGAAATTCTTGTTCTTTCCATAAAATCATACAACTCTTCACCATGCAATGGTTGTAAAAGGAATCCTTCATGATGGAGAACTCTAGATGATCCTATTTTATGTACTTTAAATCCAAATTCTGAGTATCTATCAAATTGTTGAAGATTAATACCTAGACAGAAAACCACATAATAAATAGATTCTTCAAATGTAACTAAACGACAAAGTTGGTCAGTGATATACAACATTTGTGCTACCGCTAACTCTTTGATAATGTACTCGTTACCTTGATCATAAACTTCTGCAACGGTTTTCTTGGATACTCCAAGACCCTTACGGATAGGTTTACAAACGCGAAAGAATTCTCTGCGTTTTTGATCGACTAAATTAGTAATAGTTGAAATCATGATTAGTAGTTTGATTAAGTAAGATAATAAAATAAGTAATAAATAAATAAAGTAATTTGTTGTTAAATAAATGATTGTGTAAATAAATTATAA